TTACTCACTCTCGTACACTCACTTTGCCGAGGCGCCGGCAGTTTCACTAGCACCTTGTTGGGATTCAGGCTTTGTATTTGAGTCCACTGCTCCCGTATGTAAACTACCCGAGATCCGCTCTGACCCAAATGAGGAGGAGGTGGCAGATATCTGCGCCCCCGTTCAGAGTGACATGACCGGGCAAGACACTACGGGTCCAGCCTCAGAGAAGCCCATCGTCTCTACGGATATTGATCACACACCACCCATCGATTCGGAAGCTGAAATAACGCACGCCGTCGCTGGACCGGACATGATCGCATTATCCGCGATGATGGAAAAATGGAAGCCTATGATCCATGACGAGGTGACTAACGTGTTACCGCCGAACATCCACGCTATCGACGAAGGTCTTGTGCACTTGAGTAATGGCCTAACCATGTTGCCTAGCACACATATTCGCTTCTGTCCTACGAAAACTCCACACACTCATTTGCCATGCGGTTGTTACGAATGTCCTGATGCACATCTCGCGCATACTATCTCCCAGATATACAAGATTCAAACCATGACCAAAGCCCAATACAAACGTTGGCGTGAGTGGAGCAATTACACTGGTGGTCGTGGTGACACATTTATGGATCCTTTCATTTCCTATGGTTTATCACAACCTAAGGGGTCCAATTGGTCTACTGTACCCGATCACGCATTCATCCCTGCTCAACTCCGCAAACTGGCTACGGTAATTCAATCTGGTTTTAAATCGGTCATCCCATCTGGTGCTAGTTTGCCTATGCCGAAGTGTGCGCCACCGAAGATATGTAAAGATAAACCACCACCTCCGATCATTAAGATTTTACCGCCTTCGAAACCAAAGCGTGCAAAGCCAACAATTTGCTCACGCTGGTGCAAGTGTTCTAAGTGCCAGGATCCAAAGCCTACGAATAGGCGTATTGTCTTCGCGGACCGTCAAAGCGGACCTCGGGCTGCTACACGTGCAGTAGAGGTTTGGGGTCCTGCTGAAAAGGCAGATTACGAATTCAGGCTATGGCGCTTTAACCGTATCAGCAACGCTGTTACGAAGGGTGCGAATATGATTAAGAAGTGGGCTAAGGCCACCACTAGGGTGGTAAAGCAATGGTTTGCCTCTTCATGGCGCGCCAAGGAGCTAACAGACGAGGAACGTGCTTCACTAGGACTTGTCGGCCCGAAGTATCCATATCAACCCCACAAACAACCTGTCGTAGGGGACATTTCCGTGCACTACACGCCCAAACGATACGACTTGCTTCCTCGGGTGGATGATGTGCTTGAGACAGCACCCGCTGAACCTTCTGGTTCGGCGACACCCAAAGTCGTATCCTCGCGCAAAGTACGTGCCACCTCTGTGGCTAAAAAGGCTCTCGAGAGGCTCAAACTCTCCGATCGAGCATTTGCCAAGAGCGGAACTACTCCACCTACACCGCCAGCATCTCATTTGCAGGCTGCACGAAAGGATCTGGAGCAGCTATACTACAAATCAAATCCTAAACTAGTCATCCCCAAGGGCCCATTGCCTGGTGGTGGATTAGAAGACAATAAGGATCTTGTAGAGTTGATTTCAGAGCTGAATAATGTAGTCGGTGATGAGGAAGCCCGCCTGATCAAGACAAGGGACATTTTGCGTAGCATCGAACATCATTCCGCTGATTTGAATGACCTGGAGAACCACGAGTGTTTAATGCATTCGTATCTGCAGGATGAATCGCTGCGTTCAGACAATGCCACCAAGTTATTGGCTAGCTTCAAGTTTGCAATGTGGGTGGGAGACAAAACTCCTCTTCCTCGACACCGTTGGTGGCGCCGATTTTTCTCTCGAGAATGTCAAGCTAGATTATCCACCGCAGTCATGCGTGCCCTTCATCCTCTCGCTCGTTGGATGTCCCCTGACACTACATGTAACCCCGCGCAGTTTGAGCTACGGCGCGAGGCTTATCATATGTATTGTCGTTACTGGGATGAAATGAACGAGACTCGCCCCGCGAGGGGGGTTCGTCAACCCGGTTTCGGTCCCAAACATAATATCTTCCCTAAGGCGCATCCTGCAGACCCGCCGCGTCCGGAAGATCCTCAAGATTTGTTTGTTCCCGTTACCGA